AGTGAAATGGATAGTTTTAGCACTAATCATTGTTTGTCTGTTAGTTGGTGCTGAAGCTAAAGTTGGTTGTCACGTAAGAGAGTTTTACGGGATAGCGTACACCGTTCACAACCCTTCAGAACGTCACCTTCAAATGGTGGCGTGGTTAAAAAATAACGCACAGCACTGCCGGTCTCAGGATTACGTGGTCATTTGGAACAATATATCTGAGTGGGCGGGGTCCGCAGATTCCGCGCAAGTCAGGGCGTTAATCATACACGGGTACAAAGAGGCTCTTGAGCGAGAGAAAAAATGATTCAGTTACACAAATGGTACCCGTTTGTGTTTCCCAAAGAGTACGACGTCAGGGCAATTGCCGCTGAAGCCCGTGCACAACGACTGGAGTATGAGTACAAACAGGCTGTGAAAGCCGAAAAGTTGAACGAAGCAGTTGAGGCGTATGCCCTTGAGTTGTACAACAAGCGCGCACACCAAACAACCGTTGAATTAGAGATATTTTCTAACAAAACACATTTTGACAGATACGTATGACAAAGAGACCGGTACGCAAACCCCAAGTGGAGACAAAGGAAAAGCTGACACTGTGGGTAACCCTCATGGTAAGCACGACCCTGTGCATTTCAGTATTGGCCATGGTAATCTGCTTTATGCTCGGACTATGGGCCAAGGAAGTGGACAACGCAGAGATATTCAAGATGATTTCACCCGCGTTTTCTACTCTTATCGGCGGCATGATTGGGTTCCTGAGTGGTATCAAGTTGATGCAGAACGAAGACAAAAAACCAAGTTGTAGGGAGTAAACATGTTTGATATTTTATCTGGGGGCTTACTAGGCTCTATCTTTGGCGGTATCTTCCGCATGGCACCCGAGGTGCTCAAGTTTTTTGACAAGAAAAACGAGCGCCAGCATGAGCTTTTAATGTTCTCCCGACAGTGCGATTTAGAGCAACTAAAAGGCGCACAAAAACTCGCAGAAATTGGCGCGGTTAGGGAAGCCGCGGTGGACGTGGGTGTCATGGACGCCTTTAACAGCGCCATTCAACAGCAGGCGGACATGGTCAAAGCCGCTGGTGGGTGGGCCGCATCTTTATCCGCATCTGTGCGCCCTGTGGTGACCTACTGGGTCCTGTTTATCTGGTCGTTTATCCACGTCTGGTTTGCATGGAACGCGTGGCTTGCTGGCGCTCTTCCTATTGAAGTCTTCAAGACAATGATGACACCAGACTTCTCAGCCTTGCTGGCCGGAACGATTAACTTCTGGTTCCTCGACCGTACACTAGCCAAGCGTGGGTTATGAACCTAGACCTTGCGGCGGCGTTCTGCCGTCAGTTTGAGGGCTACAGGGCCAAACCCTACCTGTGCCCTGCCAACGTGGCAACCATAGGGTACGGGTCCACCTACTACGCAGACGGCCGTAAGGTGACGCTACAAGACCCTCCCATGGACGAGCCCACCGCAAGGGCCCTCCTCATGACAGAACTCCTGCACACCTACGCGCCCGGGGTTATCAGGCAGTGTCCCGGGTTGTTGGTACTGGCCGCTAAAGGCGACATAGGCAAGCTAAACGCCATCGTGGACTTCTGCTACAACCTCGGCATTGGACGACTTCAGACATCCACCCTCAAGCGCAAGATCAACGCGCAAGACTGGGAGGGTGCCAAGGAGCAGTTAATGCTGTGGACCAAGGGCGGCGGTAAGGTTTTGCCCGGTTTGGTTAAAAGACGAGTGGCCGAATGCGCTTTACTTTAAGGGCATAACGGCCCTTTTTTGTGGGTAATTATCTATAGGAGCGCAAGACTATGGCACGAGAACACGACAAACCTATTCCCCGTAAGACAACGGGAAAAGACAAGACGTACAACCCCACCGATAAAGGTGCGGGCATGACGGCTAAAGGGCGTGCTGAGTACAACGCCAAGAATAATTCAAACTTGAAGCCACCCGCGCCAAACCCTAAGACCAAGGCAGACGCGGGCCGTAAAGCAAGTTTTTGTGCGAGGATGGAGGGCGTGGTGGCAAAGTCTAAAGGGCCTGCAGAGCGCGCTAAAGCCTCTTTGAAAAGTTGGAACTGCTAATGAAACCCGGACTATACGCCAATATTCATTTAAAAAGAGAACGTATCGAAAAGCAAAAAGCCGAAGGGCGCCCTGCTGAAACGATGAGAAAACCCGGCACCAAGGGTGCACCAACAGCGCAGGCGTTCAAAGACTCTGCAAAAACAAAAAGGAAATAAAATGGCCTCTACTTACAAACCCCGCATCGACCACTCTAAAAAAGACTACGAGTCCGAAGGCGCAGACATGGCGCAAGACAAGAAGGTCGTCAAAAAAGCGTTCAAGATGCACGACGAGCAAGCCCACGGTGGCGAGAAGACAGACATGTCCAAGCTCAAAAAGGGTGGCCGCGCTAAGATGAAAGGCACTGTGCGTACGTACAAGGCTGGCGGTTTGATCGGTGTTAAGAGCGACGACAAACAACCCAATGCCAAAGGCCCTAAGAAGGTTGCTGAGAAGTTTAACATGGGTGGTGCGTGCTAAATGCCCATCAAGTCTAGGTCCCAAGAACGCTTGATGCAGGGGGTGGCTCACTCCCCCGAGTTTGCCAAAAAGGTAGGCATCAAGCAGTCTGTGGGAAAAGAGTTTGTGAAAGCAGGCCCCGCTCAGAAAAAACTTCCAGAGCGCATTAAGAAGAAATAATGGCAAGCAACTACAACAACACCTCGAACACAACTGCGCAGACCATTATCACGGTCGACCAGTTGATTTCGTTTGCCTACAGCGAAGCGGGCAAGCTGGCCGAGGAGTTGACGCCAGAGTACGTCAACAGGGCCCGTCAGGCCCTTTGGTACATCCTGATTAACCTGTCTAACCGCGGCGTGAACTTGTGGTTGTTGGAATACCTTGTGATGGGCAGTTCTGCCCAGACGCGCCAGTACGAGATGCCACGTGGCACCGTGGACGTGCGCGAGGCCAACTACCGCTCAATGACACGCCCAAGCACCGTGTCAGACAACACAGGCGGCGCGTTCAACACGAACAACATTGACCTAGAGTACACGATTGCCGCGGGTGGTTCTGCAACGGCCACGTACAACGCAACACGCTTTTTAAGCGCCGGCTTTTATGCCGACGTGCGCAACATCACACTGAACGTTGAATACAGCTACGACGGCATTACGTGGGTGGCAGTCACCACCGTGACAAACAGCGCCGCCAACCCGTGGGGCTACACACAAATTGACGGTTCCCCTCAGGCAATTTACTGGCGCCTGCGCAACACGTCTGCGGTGTCTGTTAAGGTTCGTGCTATATCGTTGGCCTCGGTGCAACAAGACATACCCATGGCGCGCTTGAACCGCAACGACTACTACAGCCTGCCAAACAAAGACTTCTTGGGCACACGTGCTCTTCAGTATTGGTTTGATCGTCAGGTGACACCGGTTATCAACTTGTGGCCCGTGCCACAAAACGCGTTTCAAACGTTTCAGTTTATTATTGAAATGCAACCACAGGACGTGGGCACACTGACAGACGAGATTGCTGTGCCGGACCGTTGGGTGCCTGCCATTCAGGCTCAGTTGTCACACAGGGTGGCCAAGCTGTTGCCGGGCATTGACCCCGCAAGAATTCAAATGTTGAAACAAGATGCCGCAGAGGCTACGCTGTCCGCTGAAGAAGAAGACCGCGATAAGTCCCCCATCTATTTCCGCCCCAACGTCAGTTACTACACCCGATAAAAAATAAGGAACCATTCAAATGGCTCAATCCGGATACACCCCAATTCAACTGTACTACAGCACCACCGCGGCGGCTGTGCCTGTTAACACAAACCTTGCATCAGGAGAGTTGGCAATTAACATTACCGACGGCAAGCTGTACTACAAGAACAACTCTGGTGTAGTAACCCTGTTAGCTGGTGCAACGTCAGGCCCCGCTGGTGGCTCTAATACACAGGTTCAGTACAACAGTTCTGGCGCATTGGCTGGTTCTGCCAATCTAACCTTTAGTGGCACAACTTTAACTTTACAGAATGGCTATTACGAAGCGTATGACCCAGCGGACACAACAAGTGCGGGTTATGGTATGCGTTTTTATACCAATGGCGGTGGTACTAAAACAGAAAATGGCAGGTTGGTTGTTGCACAGTCAGGTACAGGTAGTGCGCTCAGTTCAATGATTTTCCAAACAAACAATGGAACATCATTATCAGAACAAATGCGCCTAACCTCGACAGGTCTGGCTATTGGTACAACTTCAGCAACTGCAAAACTAACAGTCATAAACACCGCTGATGCAAACAAGCAGATTGTTTTTGGTGATAGTGCAACTTATTACGGCTCAGTAGGTCATAACTCTGGTACTGGTTTAAACGAATACAGAACAGAACCTAGTGGCGGTCATGGATTTTTTATAGGCACATCTGGGACTGCCAACATGACGCTTAATTCGTCAGGCAATCTGGGTATTGGGACAAGTTCGCCTGCACAGAAGTTGGATGTAAGCGGCTCGGGAACTGTTTCTGCTCGGGTTTCTTCTACCTCAGGCAATGCTACATTCATTCTAAACTCAGCAAGTGGGTTTTATAACTATTTGTCATATACATCTGCTGGTTCTGGTGGGCTTATACTTTACGATACCACTAACTCAGCAAATAGGGTGGTTCTCGACAGCGCAGGCAATCTAGGGCTTGGTGTTACACCGAGTGCTTGGTACTCTGGTGTTAAGGCACTTCAATTTGGTACTGCGGGTGCTGTTTGGTCTAGTAATGACAGAGCCAACCTAACGGCAAATTTATATTTAGATGCGGCAACTGCTTTTAGATATATCAATAATGGTTACGCCTTGCGTTATGCACAAGAAACAGGTGCTCACGCTTGGTACAACTCAGCATCAGGCACAGCAGGGAACACCATCTCTTTTACCCAAGCAATGACGCTAGATGCGTCTGGGGATTTGATGGTTGGAACAACCACATCAAATGGGGCAAAACTTACACTTTCAAAAGCAGGCGCGGAAGCAATTCAGTTTTATCCCGGCACTGGCGCAAACGACAATCAAACCCTACACTACAACCGAAGCACATCGACTTATTGCAATAACAGTATGTACGCCGCTGTGCATCTGCTTTTTATTGGGGGCGCTGAAAAAGCTCGCCTCACAACAACTGGTGGTTGGGCTGTAGGCACAACAGCAGACCCCGGGGCTGGTGCAATTTACGCAACAGGCAACATCACTGCGTACTACTCTGACGCACGACTGAAAACTGTCAGCGGTAAGATTGAGAATGCTTTGGACAAAGTGGGCAAGTTGTCTGGTGTGTACTACACAAACAACGACACAGCCAAGTCCTTTGGTTACGACAGCGATGAAGTTCAAGTTGGTGTGTTGGCTCAAGAAGTTGAGGCAGTGATGCCACAGATCGTCAAAGCCGCACCATTTGACTTGGATCAAGACGGCAACAGCAAGTCAGGCGAGAACTACAAAACAGTTCAGTATGATAAGTTGGTTCCCCTGTTGATCGAAGCCATCAACGAACTGCAAGCCAAAGTAAAAGCACTGGAAGCAAAATGACACTACCAGCCGGGCAAATATCACTGAGTGAAGTCAACGTTGAGCTTAACCTGTCGCCTACAGCAACGATTTCGTTGAATGACGCGGCTGTTAGGTCGCTGGCGGGTGTTCCGTCTGGCGCAATCGCCATGAGCAATTTGCAGGGCAAGAGCAACAACCCTTTCTTCTTTGCTTCGCTGGCTTCTGATGTTTATGGATATGACATCTCCATAGACTCTAGCGCAAATATTTACCAAGGAAATAATTTAGGCCCGGGCGCATCAAAATCTCAAGTTGTAAAACTAAGCAATACCGGCGTTATTCAATGGCAAAGACAAATGTCTTCAACTGATATAGATTATCCAAGTGTCAGTTTTTTGGGTTCGGCTGTTAATGCATCAACCGGCGATGTATATGCCGCAGGCCTCAATGCGGCGGGAGGAGTTAATAATGTCCATATATGGAAATATAACTCGTCAGGAACCTTGCAGTGGAATAAAAAAATAGGCGATGCTGGTGGTAGTACTTACATTGGTGGTACGGGTGTTGGTACTTTAGCAGTTGATTCAGGCGGTAATTTGGTTTTTGTAATGGCTAACATTGGTAACAAAGCAGGGGTAATGAAAGTTAACTCTTCTGGTGCTACTCAGTGGCAATCTTTAATGAATAACCCCGGGGGCCTTGACAACACACAGGCAGACTGTATTACAACAGATTCAAGTAATAATGTGTACTTTGCTGGTTACGCTTATGATAGTGGTTTTACCATGCTTGTTGGAAAGTTTGATAGCTCCGGAACAGCCCAATGGGTTAGTCGCCTTAGATCCACCCCGTCTAGTTTTTATGCCGGGTGGGGTAGGGGGGTAGGTACAGATTCAAGTGGTAATGTGTATGTTGCTTCTCAAGCCGTGACCAATACCACTAATATATGCAAGTTTAATTCTTCAGGCGCTATTCAATGGATTAGAAACTTTGGAACAGGCTCAGGTTCTTTTGTAGAACCTCGTGATATAGCGGTAGATTCCAGCGGAAATTCTTACACTTTAATTGGGTCGGGGGAGCTTTACATTGTTAAATATAACTCTTCTGGGGTTATACAATGGCAAAGAAGGCTTCAGTGTTCTCCTAATACTTATTTTCAACCGCAAGGTATTACTTTAAATGCGGATGGCACTATTTTTTATATTAATAGTCGTCCTAACGGGGATGTTAACGAGAATATATGTGCAAAATTACCGGTTGATGGATCAAAAACCGGAACGTATACCGTAAGTGCGTATACTTATATTTATTCCGTAAGCTCACTTGCAGATGCTGCGGCTACGTATATTTATACCACTTTAGACACCAACGGGGGAAGCTTCAGTCGCTCTAACAATAATAGTAGTTTGATTAACGCGGCTACCACCAAAACCATTACAGTTGTAAACGTATGAGTACTTACATCAAACTTTCAACCCTTGAATATCCCCTTCATGAGGGTGATATTCGTATTGAACACCCCGAAATTCAAGAAACTCAAACGGGTGATACATTCCCGTGCCCGAGCACCTATGCTTTGGTTGTACCAACAACCGCCCCTGCATTTGATGAGGCAACACAAATTGCCCAACCACAAGCACCCGTGCAAGTTGACGGTGTGTGGACACAGCAGTGGTTGGTGCGTGACTTAACGGCACAGGAACTTGAAGCAAAAGCTCTTGAGCTTGCTGAAATAGAAAAAATTCGGCAAAAGTATGAATCCAATCAACCTTAAAGGACTAACATGACTACTATTACTTGGACAGTTACAGCAATGGACTGCTACCCACAAGAGGGTGGCAACACTGACGTTGTTTTTACAGTGCACTGGACATGCGCTGGTGTGGATGGAACATACAACGCTTCTATCTACTCAACCTGCTCTGTGCCCACACCCGAGGGCGCATTCACACCCTACGCTCAACTGACTCAAGACCAAGTACTGGGTTGGGTCTGGGCTAACGGCGTGGACAAGACAGCCACAGAAGCGGCTGTAGAAGCGCAAATCCAAAACCAAATTAACCCCCCTGTCGTAACACCAGCTTTGCCTTGGGTATAATTTAAATGACCGCAGAAGCAATGACCTATGACAGCCTCGTTGAGGATGTCATTACCTACTCTGAGCGTGACGATGCTTCTTTTGTTGCGCAAATTCCTCGGTTGATTATGTTGACCGAGCAGAGCATTGCCGCCCAGATTAAAACCTTGATGCAGTTAAACGTGGTTAACACCACGCTAACTGTCAACGACCCTGTGATTCAAAAGCCGGTTCGTTGGCGCAAAACGACCAGCATGAAGATCAACGGTCAGCCTGTACTGAACCGGTCCATGGACTACGTGACCCAGTTTCAAACAGAGTCAACCCCCGGGCAACCTTTATATTACGGAGATTACGACTATGATCACTGGGCTCTTGCTCCAATTCCAAACAGCGCTTACTCGCTTCAAATCATTTATTACAGCCGCATTCAGCCGCTTGATGTTGAAAATCAAGAAAACCTCTTAACACGCGAGGCCCCGCAGGCCCTGCTGTACGGCACCTTGCTCCAAGCACAGGGCTTTATTAAGAACGCAGACAAGCTTGCAATGTGGAAACAGTACTACGACGAGGCCATTAACGCACTCAAAGGCGAAGATCAGAAACGCATGGTCGACCGCAACGCCACTAGACAGGAACCCTAATGCCTACATACACCTCGCCCTTTACTGGCAACGTTATACAGCCAACCGACGTAAGCTACGCCAGTGTGGCGTTGACCGGCACACTGCAACTGTACTGGCCACAATACGTTAACGCGGGCCAGCAGGTTGCCGCGCGTATCATGGACATTCAGGCTACCGCGGGGTCTATTCTTGTCCTGCCAGACGCCACGCAGGCCTCTGTGGGTCAGGACATACTGATCCGCAACACAGGCGCTAACTCGTTCACAGTACAGCGTTTTGGTGGTACAGGGTCCTTCACTGTGGCCGCCGGCACGGCGCAGTACACATACATCACCAGCAACACCACGCAGGCGGGCGTATGGGCCGTTATAGCGTTTGGAACGGGCACGTCCACGGCAGACGCCGCCTCACTTGCTGGGGTCAGTACGGCGGCCCTTTTAGGCAAGCTAGAGGCCGCGTTTGTTACCAACGAGTACGTGTCAGTACCAACCATTGGCGATTCCTCGCGTGGGGAATGTTTTGTTTGGACAGGCGGTGCCGGCACGTGGACCCTGCCCGCCGCGTCTAGTTTGTCTCAGGGTTGGTTTATTTTGGTGCGCAACAACGGCACCGGCGCGCTCACAATAGCAACAAGCGCTGTTGGCTCTACCATTGACAGCCTGTCAACAATCACCCTGCCTCTGGGAGACTCTTGCTTTATCTGCGTAAACAGAGACCCTGCCAAGCAAGACTTCTTTACCGTGGGTCGTGGACGCCCCAACAGTTTGACGTTCTCGTCTGCCACGTACGACGTGGACACTGTGGCGGGCGCAACACTAAGTTTGGTCACCAACACGCCAATTATTCAGCGCTTTACGGCGTTGAGCGGCTCTCGCACAACCAGCCTCTTGGTCCAGTTGCCTGCGGTGACTCAGGTGTACTACATCCTGAACGACACCAACCAAAGTGGGTACAACATCAACCTGCAGGTTGTTGGTAGTTCACAGGCCCCCTACAGCCTGCCCACCAACACACAGGCGATTGTGTTGAGTGACGGCACCAACCTGTACCCGCTTATTCAGGCTAACATTGGCCAGTTAATTGTGAACCGCGGAACCGCGGCGGCGCCTGCCTTTACGTTCACTTTAGACCCCGTAACGGGCATATACTCACCCAACAACTCACAGCTTGGTTTTTCTGTGGCGGGTGTTAACATCGCCACCATGGACGGCACCGGGGGCTCGGGTAACTTTGTGACCCGTTTTGTTGGTCGTGTTCAAGCAGACTTGATCTCTGGGGGCTTGTTCTAATGGCGACTGAACCGTCAAAAATCTTCACCCTTTTTGTGAAGCCCGGCATCAAGCGGGACGGTACACGCTTTGAGGCAGACGAGTATAACGACGGTAAGTGGGCAAGGTTTCAGCGTGGTAGGGCAAAGAAGATTGGCGGTTACCGCCAGATGTTTGCATCCCCCACTGGCATCCCGCGTGGGATGATCACCAACTCACTGAACGGCGTTAACTACATCTACGCGGGCAACTACAAGGGCGTTGAGGTGTTCAACACAGGCACAGACCAAGGTGTTGGTGTGGGCCCGTTCCCAATTGAATTTAGTAAGACCTACGTGGTTGTTCAGGTCAACGTGTCCCCTAGAACAATTCACGTTAAAGGCAACCACGTTGCCGCGTTTCCAAACCCAACAACGTTCTGGGCGTACGACACCGCGGGTGTTCGTACAAACTACACAACCAACACAACACCGACGTACAACACCCCCGGCAACTACACCGAGTTGCACTTGGTGTCCATCACCGGCATGCAGACCACGGTGCCGTTTGAGATTTATGTCCCCAATGGTTTTGCCGCAAGCAACCAACATTTGTGGCAGTTTGACATTGCGTACGACTCCACTGGCACAGGCAACTCCAAGCTGTTGGCCCACCCCGGCCACAACCTAGACAACATTGACTCTGGTGTTAACACCTCGCTTTTTGCCGGTAACTTCTTACCAGACCCGACAACCGGCAAGTACATCTTGACCGAGGTGGTTGACTCCACCGGCGCAACACCAACGTACCTGCCAATCGACGTAAGCGGCGGTGTTGTGGTGCTACACCCGTTTGTGTTTGTGTACGGCAACTACGGCCTCCTGCGCAACAACAACGTCATCTTTAACTCACCCACGGCCAACGTACAGACCTTCAGCGACTGGAACGGCACGCTTGCCAACGAGGTGAACGTGACGGCGGGCAAGATCGTGCGTGGGTACCCTATTCGTGGTGGTACCTCTTCCCCCTCCGGTCTCTTCTGGGCCACAGACTCTTTGGTGCGTGTGTCCTTCACAGGCACGGCGCCATACTACTGGCGCTACGACACGGTGTCTAACCAGACGTCTATCATGTCGTCTAGCTCGGTTGTTGAGATGGACGGCACGTTCTTTTGGATGGGTGTTGACCGCTTCTATCTGTACAACGGCGGCGTTAAGGTTTTACCTAACGACAAGAACGTTAACCACCTGTTTGACAACATTAACTTTGGCGCGCGTCAAAAAGTGTGGGCAACCAAGGTCCCGCGCTACAACGAGATCTGGTTCTTCTACCCACGGGGCACAGCAACAGAGTGCACAGACTGTATTATCTTTAACGTTAAGGATAATGTCTGGTACGACGCCGGCGAGGCTGAAGGTGCACGCAGGTCCTGTGGCTACGTGACCGAGGTGTTCCCCCGACCCATTTGGGCTGGTTGGGACTTTACTGGCCAACTGGGCCAGTCCTACACACTGACATACGGCCCAAACAGGGGCACAGCGCCCACCACAACGGCCTATCAGGTGATTGCCCCGGGTGACCTAACAACAAACCCGGCCGGTAGTTTCATGGTGTTTAACACACAGATTGGTGAGACTTTTGTAACAGCTAACCAAATCACCGCGGCGGTGTTTACAAACAACACCTCTGGTGGGTACACCACAATTACCTTTGCAGACATTGTGCCCGTCTCTGTGGTTGCAGGCAGTACCATGACACAGGCCACTGGAGGCTACGTGATCTGGGAGCAAGAGTTTGGCAAGAACAAAATTACGGCCACAGAAGAGTTTGCAATTGACTCGTTTGTAGAGACCTGTGACATTAGTTGGGTGGGCGGAACGCCCGCGTCAGACGAGCCCATGGGTGTTAACAGGCGCATGCACTTGACCCGTATCGAGCCAGATTTCAAACAGGTTGGTGACATGGAACTTACCATTGTTGGCAGACCTTTTGCAAACGACGGTGTGGAAGAGAAGGGTCCCTTCGTCTACACACCCACGTCCGGCAAGGTGGACCTGCGGGCCGAGTACAGGCTTGTCAGTTTGCGCTGGCGCAGTAACGTCATTGATGGAGATTACGAGGCCGGTAGAACGCTAATTACCGCCGAGTTTGGCGACGAACGGCCTTAAATGCTGATCGAATTCTTGCCCGAATATAGCACTTGGGAAGACTGGAACGGGAACCTGCTTCACTATTTTGGTGAACAGCAGTTCCCGTTTTTACCTGAGGACCAGTGGCGTGAGGTGGCCTACGCGGTTAACTTCAACCCTGTGTTTGA